TTATAAGAGTTTCCTTCAATCCAAACATCAACATCAAACTTCACTTTTTCCTCTCCTTCAAGTAAAGGAAGAACTAAAGTGAACTTCTCTGGAACATTACTTTCTAAAGTTTGTTCAAATGAACCTGAAACATTACCTCTTGAATCATCTTTTGCTTCGATATCTTGTTTTAATTTAGCCTTAATCTGCCTAAGTGAGTTTACAACATTTCCATGTTCAGCTCTACTATCAAAAATGCTTCTCATCATCTTTAATTTCTTAGATAATTCCATTGGAGTATAACTCTTATTAGAATCATTAATTCCAAGAGCGGTAAATTTAGAACCTACTTTAATTGTTCCAATAATTTCATAATTTCCATGAGCATTTTGCTCATTAAGAACTAAGTTTATTCTTTTATCTTCTCTATTTACAATGCAGTAAGACTTATTCTTTTCAAAATCTTCATTACGTTCTGAAATAAATTTACCAGGTGTAGAAATTGTTCCTCTTATGTCAACATTTTCAGGATGATGCAATGTTAATGCATCTCCTTTACGAATAACTACTTCTTCAATATTTCTATCAATCATTTTGATAGCTGTTTTTTCTTTGTCTTTTTCTTTACTCTCCATCTGTTCCAGTTTTAGCATGCTTAATACTTAATTGTCTTTCGGTAGGCTTTAACAGTCTACTATCTACACAAATACCTTCTTCATCGAAAATATACATGAATCCATTTTCTTGGTCTGATAAATGGTAGAGATTACCTACTCTTTCCTCAGACTTGTATTTGATTGCGTGTAATAACTCAGCCTTTTCCGCATTTGGCTCCTTTAACTGCAACTTAAATTCATCCATAGCTTCTTTCTTTTCAATTTCAATTTCATTGATTAGAATACAAGTTGTAGATAATTCTTTTTGTTTCGCTATAATTTCATCTTCCGATAAAATCTTAGTAAAACTTTCATTGGTGATTGAATCAGCGATACTTTCCATAGTATCTTTTACTGCTTCTGCACCTCCAATTGATAAGCTTGGATCATAGGATTGACCTATTTCAAACTCTCTTTCTTTTGCCATAATTGAGATTTTTAATTATTAATAAAACAAGGAGCAATTAAGCTCCTTGTATGTTTATACCATTCCCACTTCTAAGAAATCATCTATCTTATCATAGTTGTTAATAAAATGATGCTTGTATATTCCTAAAGCGTTTTTATACTGTTCTTGACCTTCTTCATAACTTCCTTGAGAAAGTTGTGCCAAAGAAACTGTATAAGGATAAGTCTTTTCTTGGAATAAGAACCAAAATGTATCAACTTTAGCTACATCTTTGTAGAAAGCTCCTTGTCTACCATATCTTCTTTGCCTTAATGTCTTTTGAGCGTTTTGAATAATAGCAGGATCTCTCATTGTTTTATAGTCCAAGATGAAATTACTTGTGTTGATAGCATCTACCTTTATTTTACACCCAACACCTTCTAATTCTGATTGATAAACTCTCTCACGAATATTTGCAGATTCAACCATTTCCCTTACTTGCTTGTAAGACATGGCTCTGTCAATCATATCCTTAATAGTTTGGATATCATCTAATGATAATAATTGTCTATGTGCATTTTCTGAAATAATTGGTTCCAACCATTCCTTATACTTGTTCGTAGTTCTTGGTCTTTTACCTCCAATTTCAAGACATTTTTCAGTATCATCTATTGCATAAAATCTACCATCAAAAGCTTCTGGCTCTAATAATAAACAATGTGCTGCTCTACCGAAAATCATAGCATCAGTATCTTCGCTACCACCTTTTTCGTAATACATCTTTAAATGTTGGGGGCCACCTTCAATTAGCTTTCCCAAATGAGAATTGGTTACAAATTTTGTATCAGAGTAGTACTTTCCATCAGTCCAGTCTAATATTCTACTTTCGTTTTTGTCAAACGTTTGTTGGTCTTTCATGAAGTCTTCTGCTTCATCACTTGAAATCAATGTCATAGTTTATCGTTTACGGGGTTTCATAAATTTCTTTTTCTTTTTCGGTTGTAATTCTTCCCATTCCGGTTGTCCGAATAGTTTCCAATCATAACCTCTTTTAAGTCCGAATTTCACAAATTCAATAATATCTATTTCGTAGATATTCTTTTTTTGTGGTATTCTTTCTCCATTACTTTTAATTAATTCAAATTCAACTGTTTCTTTATATCCAAATTTTGAGTATTTATATTTAATCCACATTTCCCTCATTTGTTGAGGTGTTTCGTTAAATAGTATAATACCTTTTAGCCCATTATCATCAATGCGCTTGACACTATTTCTGTATCTTATTTGTAAATTCTGATAAAGTTCGAGGTCCATAATGTAGCGTTCTTGGTTTTAATGTTTTATCGGTTAGTAAATATCTGTTCGGAGTAAATGTGTTTTTAAAAATTGTAGGAACTTTTACCATATTAATAAACACTCCAAATTTTTGGTAAACAAACTTAATGTTGTTTATAGCTAATCGGGTCATATTGTTATTGTCATGATTTCCTTTAGTTTCAATAATAGAAATACCATCTTGGCTAATAAAAGGAGTAGTAATCTTTTCTGTTGATCCTATATTCAAATCAGTAACAAAAATTCCTCTTGCTTTTGGGTTCCACCATATTTTAAAGTCAGGAGTATAAGAAGATGGAGCAAGAATAACTTGTTCTAACTGCTTATCCTCAACTCTTTTCATTGGTTTAACATAATCCCATACCAAACCCTCAGTAAGAGGATAAGGGTCATTTACATTCTCAAATTTATCCCAAGAATCGATATATCCTTGGTTACGTAATTGGTTTAAGTACCAAGAGAAATATAGTTCTTCTTTTGAATCAAATTCTGTCATAGTAATTATTTAAAACTAAGGAGCCACAAAGCCCCTTAGCAGATTATTGTATTTTACAAACATGAGTTATACTTGCTGCATCAACAACAACCTCTTGTCCATTTTGACCACACTGTTCTGCAGCTTCGTTTTTATCTCCAGCTTCTACTTGGTATGAACTTCCTCCCCAATCTGTTCCATCAGCAAGGGTTCTTGTGCAATTGCAAGTAAATTCTTTATTTCCACATGATGTAAGTGCTATTACTGTAATAGCTAATAATATCTTTTTCATAATTAATCTTTTAAAAGTTTAAGAGTTTCATCCAACTCAGTAATTTCCTTTGTCCTATTCCAATGCTCACTTCCGTATCTATTATTATAATCATCAAGAATGATTATAGCCTTACCTAATGCTTTAATAGCTACTTCTGGTCTTTCAAGTGCTTCAACTTTAGTTTCAAGCTCTTTTACGTATGAAAGTACGTGACGAACATCATAACATACTATTTCAATAACAGTATGTTCTCCATTGAATATTACATAAAGGTCAGACAACATCATAAGACTTCCAGAAAATAATGTTTGCATAGATTCTTTTACTTCGTTATCGATTGGCTCCCAATTTCCGCTTACTCTTACTCTAAACGTATGAGGTCCACTTTCATTATTTTTTGTAGCTTCTGCTACTAATTTCGTTACTAAAGGGGTTAAATTTTCTATGTTTTTAATCATTATGTTCTGTATTTATTATAGGTTTCGTCTAACATTGTTTGCTTTTCATTATAAGTTAAAAAATGATTTTTACTTACTTGTTTTAGTTCTGATTTATATAGTTTCATTTTAAAATCAACAAACTTCATTTCTATTAACAATTCGTAATAGTCAAATATGTCTTGTAATTTTTCTTTCATAATTAGTTTTTAAATAACAAGGAGAACCGAAGCTCTCCTTGTATTAATCTTAAAACGGCAAATCATCATCTCCAGCAGGAGCATCTCCCTCTACCGATTGTGCAGTAGAAGCTTCTGGCCCTTGATTTGGATTATCTCTTTTCCACTTAGCCATATCTGCTTCAAGCTTCTTAACATCAGCTTCTTTTAGCTTTTTGTATAAATAAGACTGATCACCTTTTAATTCATCATCAGGTTTTCCACTAAAAGAATACTTAATGCTTGTTTTAACAACAGGCATGTTATTTTGATTTTTATCAACTCCAACATATTCTTCTTGCTTAAATAAAGCTTTTACTTTGCAAGTAACTGCCGATTTAATGATATCTTCCCCTTTCAGGGTCCAATCAGCACCAGCATTTGTAAGAAGCTCTTTAATAGCTTTATTCATGTATCCTTTTACTTCAGGAGAATCATCTGGCTTAGACCTATAAAGTCTTGAATTATTAATAGACTTGCTATCATCACAAGTTTCAAAAGTAAATTCAATATAAGCCCTACCTTTATGGTCTGCAGGAGACATTTTGTAACCTTTTATAGTAACTAATTCAACTCCTGGTTTACTAATGTAACTTCCACTTGTTTCAGTTTTAGCTACTTCATTCATTTCTTCTTCAAAATCCATTGTCTTAATTTTTAATGGTTATTAATATTATTTAGATGGAGTTTTCTCATTTTTCGGAACTTCCTCTCCGTTATAGTAAGCTTCAATATGCTTAATTACTAATGACAAATCGTTAGGCATTCTTTCTGGCAGCATTTCATCAGGAGATTTACAAGGATAGTTTTCATATCCTGCTATTCTATTTGTGATAAACTCGTGATTAACTCCACCACCATCTTTTGGTGATACTACGCTAAAAAGATTGATAACAAATTCCTTTTCCACTTTACCTTTCCAAGCCTTACCCTCAACGGATATAACTCTTTGCTCTACACCATTTGCACCATCAACCGTTTCATCAATACCTGTAAATATTACATATTTATCAGTTCCTTTTGACTTGTTAAGGATCGTACCAACCTCTTCTTTGTAATTGCTCCAAACATCAAAGTTTGAATACATAGAAGTTGAATATCTATAAAGATGCTCTACTAAAGATGTGAATGATTCGATTATAATAACTTCAGCTTTTTCATTAGCAAGGGCTTTGTCAAAAGCTAAATGAAATTTAGTCATATCGGGTATTGGAACGTTTAATTTAAACTTTCCAGCACCTCTAAATGGTAATGCTTTTTGCTCCGTATTCAACACAATTGTTGTTTCAGGGTTAAGATTTTTTAAAGATGTTGATTTACCGGTTCCAGATGGACCGACTACAAAAATGTTTGGTTTCATTTTTAATTGTTAAATATTAGAAAATTTGAATTTGGATTCTCTATTCTATAAAGAGTAGATGAATGAAATTCTTTAACTGATTGGTTTTTGGTGCTTATAATTTTTCTCTTAATAAGGTCTACCTCTTGAGAACAGTCTTTAACGTCTTTATCGTTATCAACTTTATCTAAAAGCATGCTTAATTGTCCAAAAAAATTAGCTAAACACTTTGGGTCTTTATCTTTAAAAACCTCTCTTGGCATAAGTAATAATCTCTGTGATATCTTATTCATAATAATGTAAATGTACTAAAAATACACTTACAAAACTCTTATTTTTTAGTTTTCTTTACGTAATACTGTTTTTTGTTTTTTCTTCTTCTGAGGTTAGTATTTTTACCCTCTTTTTTTAGCTTATTTTTAAAATGTGTAGTTAAATTCAAAGAGAAAAACCCTTGAATATTAATTTCTTCATTTCTTTTAGTAAGCCTTCTTAAACTTGCAAAGAAATTCTTAACTATCAAATGAATCACTCGTTGGGAGATTCCCGTTTTCTGGGAAACTTCCTTGACTATCCGACTGTGTTTGTAGTTCTTCTTCATTTGAAATAAATTTAGTCATGCTTGATTTAAACTTTATATCAACTGTTCCAACTCCAGTAGACCTACCTTTAGCAAATATAAGTTCTGCATTTTCCACGTATGGAATGCTTTCCTCTATTTGAAAGTAAGCTGGTCTATGAACAAATATAACCATATCAGCATCTTGCTCAATAGAGCCTGACTCCCTTAAATCTCCAAGGGTAGGTCTTTTGTTTGACCTTTGATGTATAGCTCTATTAATTTGAGATAATGCAATAATTGGGATAGCTAACTCAGTAGCTAATTCCTTTAGAGTTCTTGAAATAATTGATATTTCTTGCTCTCTATTGTTTGGTCTACCCATATCGCAAGTCATTAGTTGAAGATAATCGATAATAGCTAATTTCACTTTATGTCGAATAACATACTTTCGTATTTTATTGGCTATGTGAGAAATTTTCCTTGCTCGATCGTCAATAAAGAATTTTTTAGTTTCAAATCCTCCAATAGTTCTATTTATTCTTGCTCTTTCGTTTTGAGACAACATTCTTGTTCTCATTTTACTTAAAGAAACTTCTGATTCAACAGCATACATTCTGTTAAGAAGTTGTGTTGTTCCCATTTCCAAGCTAAAGAAAGCTGCAGGAATATCGTTAACTATTTGATTTTTGAATATTTCTAAAGCAAATGAAGTTTTACCCATTGATGGGGCTGCTCCGATAATAACTAATTCAGATGGTTCTAAACAGTAGATGAACTTATCAACGTTGTTGATATAGGTTTTAACCTCAAGCTCCCCTTCTTTTTTAGGGTCTAAACTTTTGTAAACTTTCTTATTTTCTTCATTAATATCAAACTCTTCAATATCTCCCATTTCTTGTATTGAAACTATAGCTGTAGTTATTTCATTAATAACTTCCATTGGGTCTACCATTTCATTACATTGAACCTTTATGTTGTCTCCTAAAGCGTTAAGCTCTCTACGTTTTGCGTAGCCATTTAGAATACGACAATGTTCTTGTAGGTGCATGTCTGATTCAACTCTTTCGCAAATGTTATTAAGCATTACAATAAGGTCAAAACCTTTCTTTTGCTTGTAGACAATATCTGTATATTTCTTTTGAATTAATTTATCTGTAACAGTAGCTATATCTATTTTTGAAACCTCCGATAATTCTTTAATTGCTAAGTAAATGTATCGAGTTTCTGTAACAGAAAACTCTCTAACACTTAACTGATCAGCAACTTTAAAATATGATTCGGGGTAATTTACAAAGGTAGCTAAAACGATTTCTTCAATATCAATATTGGATTGACCGATAAAACTACTTTCTGACATTAGATTAAATTGTAAATCATTCTTTTTATTCATATATATAATTTTAAAAACAAAAAGCACCAAAGGACAAACCCTTGATGCTTTTATATTATTTTTCTAAATAAACTGTTACTGTATTAACATTTGTAGAATTAAATGCACTTTTAAACGAACCTGCTTCATTATCCACCATATATCCATGCTCATTTACAAAATCATTAAATTCTGTAATTACACTTCTTGAGCCATTTTTATTTCCAGCCATAATAGCAACTAATCTTCCACCTTCTTTTAATAAATTAAAAGCATGACGAACATGATCAATGTCTTGATTATTTTCAAATGGTGGATTCATAAAAATCACATCATATTTATGTGTAGTACTCAAAAAGTTTTCATTCTCTGGGTCAAAACCTTTTTTATTTAAGGCTTCCCATAATGAATAATTCCACTCAATAACACTTAAATCATTTGATGGATACTTAAGTTTAATAGCATCTGCAATATGTCCTAATCCAGCGCTTGGCTCTAAAATAGTTTCTCCTTCAAAGACTTTAGCCATTTCAAACATTTTGTCGATTAATGGTTTTGGTGTTGGAAAAAATCCATCTATTTTCTTTCCAATAAAACTATGCTCAAGAGCTTTCATCTCTGCAGCTTGTTTTTGCTCGGGAGAAATTACGGCCCCTTTACTTAAATTAGCAAGCTCTCTTAATGCTTGTCTTAGAATTTGAATGTTTACTAATCCCATCTTTTGAAGACGCTCATAATTCTTTATTTCATCTAAAATCCTATCCCTACTCCAAACATCATTTATTTTTAAAGCTGCATTTTTGAATAATGTAATTATCCGTTCATCTTTAATTTCAACATATTCATGTTTATCTTGACGCCTTCTTGAGTAGTCAATAATTTTTGCAACATCTCTTTTCATTCCTGGGGTATCATCATACTTTCCAAAAATATCAGAAATTATTCCAAAATAATATTTAGGATAAGGATATTCTAAATGATTAACATCAATAGTAGTATCCATTTCCACGTTCTTTCTGTCTTGATAAGGAACTCTATTTCTGTAAGCTAATCTTGTCAAAAATTCTAATTGCTCTAATTGTTTACCATTACGTATTTTTTCTAAATAAACAATAGTTGAATCTTCAAGACCATCAGCAATAGCAATTAACTTTTTAGCAAATATTATTTCATTTTCAGCTTTTTCATTTGCTCTTGCAGCCATTCCAGCTTGACGATGAGTATTTACAGTCCTATCTTGTTCTAAGCTTTCATTTGCTTTTACAATCATTGCTTCTGCTCGTTCTCTCATTCGTTGAGATGCTGACAATTTAACTTCTTCTTTCCTTTCAGAATCATCTTTAGTAGCAACTTGACTTTCTTCAGTTAATCCCATAAATTTCTTAGCATCATCTTCATCTTCAAATTGAAATCCAGCTTTAATGGGCGGGTTTGCATGACGATTACTATATCTTGAATAGTATCCGTTAAACTGTTTTGCCTTGCTTCTTAGCTCAACAAAAGTTTCTCTATCAACTCTTTCAGTCATTGTAACAGTAAACAAATCAGTTCCCTTTTTACTATGCTTAGTAGGATGAAGCTCAAACTCAGCAGTTTTTATATCAACTTTTGATAAAACTTTATCTTCATCTTCTTTTTTTGCTTGATTTCTTAAAGTAATGTCAGCTTTTAACTTATCCATTTCTTCTAATTGCTCTTGACTTAAAGCTTCTTTTCCGTTATGGTTAATAAACTCTCTAAATTCAGCTAAAGTTTTAGGGTTTGAAATGGCTTTTTCGTGAGCTTCTTTCTTTTCTCTTCTTTTAATATAAAATTCTTCAAGAACTTCAGATGTAGTTCCCTCAATTAATTCTTTTTCAGCTTGATCGTGAGTTTTTTCTGTAAGAAAATAAGATACTGGCCTTCCGATATAAAAATAAGATTTGAAATTGTCATAAATTTTATCAATAAAATCTTGCTTTTTATGTCTGCTATCGTAATAACATCCAAGTTTTGCAACTATATTTTTAAGCTGAACTACTTTTTTACTTTTAAGTTCAGTTTTTATGATTTCTTCATTGTTTTTGAGCGTTTGATACGCTTGGTGATACTCTTCAATTGTTAATTCAGAAGCATAGATACTACGTACTAATTCAAAATTTTCTTGAATTGCAGTTTTAGTTTCTTTTACTTTTTCTTCTTCTTTTGGGAATTGTATTTCCATAATTAATTTATTAATTCTTTAATACATATTTCGCTCACTTCTATATGAGCTCTAATATCATTGCCTAACCATTGATTAAGAAATACATCTTTATCAATTTTATGCATTTGATTAAATAATTCTTTTACTTGTTGTTTTTGGCCATTAATTAAGCTGTCTACAATGTAATTATAATAACAATTACAAGTATTTTCTTCTAATTCATAATCTTCTGCCAATTTATCGGCTCTTTTTCTTTTTGCCATAATTAAACTTTTACTATTTCACATTTAGTTGGTAACTCTTCAAGGGTGTATTTTCTGTTTTTTCCAGAGTAATAACCTTGACTTTCAAATCTTTTAACGAATTTATTTAAAGCTGTTTGAGCTTCTTTTTCACTTTTGTAAAGTTCATCTCTTGTGATGGAAAAACCATCAGGACTTAATACATCATACATAATATTGATTTTAAAATTCAAGGAGCCACGAAGAACCCCTTGAATATTTATTTTTTCTTAATGTCAGAAACTTTATGGTTGCTTAGAATCCTAATACAATATAATAATTCTCCTCTTATTTCGTCAAGCTTCCTTAATGCTAATTGATTATCAATAACAGCACGACCATCCATTCCATTTATAACATCACAAATTCTATTTCTTTCCCTCATTAATGATTCGTATTCCTCTTTTAAAATTGCAATAGCATATCTGTTCATGGTTATATTTTTATAGGTCTTGTAGTTCCTTTAGCTAAATTCACATATCCACCATGATAGTCGATGTTGTAATTGGTAAATAGCTTCCACAAAAGGTTCATTCCGGTACTTACAAGAACTGAATTAATAAATAAATCTTGTTTTGATAAAGCTTCTCTTGTTGAACAAGAAGGTCCACTAAGTTCCTCATTTTCTTCCATATTTGGAAATAGTTGAACTACTGATTTCAAACTTGATTCTGTTTTATGTTTAGATTCTGGCTGTAAAACAATATGTGAACCTAAAACAAATTGTCCATAATCTTTAGCATTACCAAAATCTAACCAATACCATTGCATTGTTATGTCGTGACAATCTCTTCTTGCTTCTCCAAATCTTTTTGCAATTTGCTTTCTTGTTGAAACATTGTCAACACAAGAGATTATGATATTAGTACCTTTCCATTTATCACTAAATTTTTCAGGTATAGCTTTCCAGTCTAACCCGTAGAATCTATTTAATCGAGTAATAATAATTTCAGCTTTATATCTTCTTAAATCTGCAGGAGAGAATTTTTGTCTCCCAACGTTTGGATCATCTACAATATCATCATCAATTGCTTGAACTGATAAGCCCGGATGACCTAAAGCAATTAAACTCATGTGCATTTTTGCTAAATCGTGTAATGCTTGTGTTCCATTACCTCCCACGCCAACTACTGTAACAGTAATTGGATGGGTAGGATTCATTATGTATTCTGGTGCGAGGTGTATCATAAGAACTGTTCTTTGTCCATACATGCCAATGTAAACATCATTGACTTTACTCTTCCTCGAAACTTTATAGTCTATAGATTCGATTTTTTCTACTACCGGCATTAACCAGCTCCAAGAAACGTCATAAAATGATTCGTGATATTTATGGTAAATTTCTTTTCCCATAAACTCTGCTATTAAAATGTTGTTTTCTTTATTATTCATAAGAACTGTTCTTTGTCCATACATGCCAATGTAAACATCATTGACTTTACTCTTCCTCGATATCCCTCCCTATATTTAAGCCATTCTTCTTTAGTTTCAGCACGATAATAACCTCTGCTTGACGCACAAAGATGTTTAACCATACCTTTTGCTCTAATAAACTGAATAAACTTTCTAAGTTTAGGATCTCCTATTTTGATTCCATTTTTCTGGTCAAAACATCTTCTAATTTCTTTGTTAGTTATAGCCAAATCTTTACCAATTCTAAGGTTAAGACTTCTCGCTAATAATCTAATAGTTGTCATATCTTCCAACTTAACATCTTCGGTAAATTCTTCAAATCCATCAATCATAGTAAATCTTTTAGTTTCATGTTCTTATGTTTTATTAATAAATTATTAGGCAATGCTGCTTTAATATCTATACATCTACTGATCATTGTGTTTAAGTTTCCTTTTATTGGAGAACCACCATGTAATTCAGTAAATTTAGATTGGAAAAAAGCTTTTTCATTGTTTTCCATAATGTCATTAATCTCATTAGATTTTAATACTTTGGCACTTCCCATACAGATATTACCTCCTTCATAAATATTATGAAATGGAGCTTTATAAAGTATTGTATTCTCTTTTGGGCTATTAGTTTTTACTGCAAATACAGAAAGAGTATCACCACTTAATTTGAATATTAATGTTGGGATTTTCATAACACCATCTTTAATACCTAAGTTTTTAGAGAAAATTAGATTTTGCCAACTACTTTTTAGGTACCAAATTAATTCAACATCTAAGTTGTTTTTTCCTTGGTACAGTAATCTTTTAGGAAGTAATCCGTCACAATAGATATTATCTATATCCTCTGTGTTTATTTCATTCATTATTTTTGATAGCATTACTTTAGTTGCAGGAACTCCCTCCATCATTCTTCCTTTATGGATTCTTCTTGTTTCTAAGTAATAATTATCTCCTTGATGGTCTAAATCTTGCTGATAAACTATTATAGCCTGTAAAGGCTTAAAGTCTGGTTTAATTATATCGTTCATATTAATTATTTATTAAAAAATTAGACAGATATTTTTTAAATTCAGTAATATTCATATCCATCGGAGATGGGTAGTCGTGAATTAACTCATTCGTATCGGTAAAATATTTTCTACCTATCTGAACCCATGTATTGTAAACTTTTAATTTGTACTTTTTTCTTGAGAAAGTAACTTCTACTTGATACCATTTGTTTTTATTCTCAAGTCTAAATTTGTTTATAGCTTTAACAACTTCTTCAGTTGTTTTATTCTTTATTGTTAATTGTTCCATAGTTTGTGTATTTTAAAATTCAAAGAGTTCCTAAGAACTCTCTGAGTTTTTTATCAATTCTGAAATAACACACAAATTATCAAGCATTTCTCCAAATTTGTGAATAAACTGAGTTTCATCATTATGATTTCCATTAATAATTTCTCTTCTTGCAGGAACAATTCCATATTCATGGTAATTCTGATTATTTTCTTCCATCAAATGAGAATCTACCCAATTTTCATTATCATAAGACCATCCAAAAGACATATAATCCATAGGACTTACAGGCTGCCCCCCTTCTAATTCATTTCCGACAAAATGAACATAATCGAAAAAAGATTCTTTGTAGTCAAATAAGATTAAAGACTCTTTTATAAATTCTACACACTTTAATTCGTCTACTGTTTTTGCAGAAAATTTAATTAATGAAACATACAGTTCATCAACAGTCATTTTAGATGATTTTATTTCTGTTTCAACTATTTTGGGGTTTCCAGATTTATAATCCTCAAGGATATCCTTATTCTTTTGGAAATCTTCTTCATCAGACCATTTTAGTTCTTCTTCGAGCATTTCAACAATATTGTCAATTCCATCGTTATCAAAATAGAATACGGCTTGTAATTCACTCTTGAACAAACCAAACAAACCAATGAACAAACTGTACAGATTACGATTTGTTTTCATTAATTCTACTAAGAAGTTTAATTCTGGAGAATAACCTCTACACTTTAGTTTTTCAACCTCTATAATCTCCTTAAGTATAAACTTTTTGTTTTCTAAAGAGTAATCTAAACTACATTCTTTCGAATCGGTTACATCATTGAATGATTTTATCATCCACTCCAAAAATTCAAAAGGTTTTGTTAATTCATTAAATGCTCTTGTGTGTAAAAAAATAGAAATATCATCCTTTATTACAGGGTAGATATCTCTAATTATTTCATCAACTGTTCCGTATTCAAAAACACCACTTCCAATTAATGATTTTACTTGAATATTTGATTTTTGTAGGATTATATTATTGGTTCCAAAAACAGGTGGAAAGGTAATACCCTTTCTTTTTCTTTTGATATTCCTTCGTGAATCCTTGATTTGGTTTCCATTGCTATAATGTGTCCTATTTGATTGTGCAAGCTTGAATCTTGACTTTTCTTTTTCTTGATCACTTTTTTCTTGCATAAGAAATCATAGTATTGGTTAGCATTCATTATTTACAGTTAAAATAAGTTTTTCGGTAGTCATATATGTGTAATCGGTATGACCTAACCTTTTAATTACATACCCATCATCTACAACGGTAATGTCATCAACCTCTATAATTAATACTTCTCCTTTTCGATAATCTAATATTGATACGTACATAATTTAAGTTTTAAAATTCAGAGAGCAATTAAGCTCTCTTGAATTTTTATATAAAATCTTTAATAATTTCATCTATACTTAATATTTGTATTGATTTTTCATTAAATCTTTTACTATCAATCATTGCTTGCCTACAATCTATTAATGATTGTAAAAGTTTTGGTGCTGCAGCTATCAATTTAGCATTAGCTTCTAACTCTTCTAATGGAGCTTGCATTCCTGAGCCGTATGTTTCTGCTATAAATCTAAAACCACCACTAAAATGGTCTAAAATCATAACTTTTGTAGCTCCCTCTTTTACTGGCCCAAAATAAGTTGCTTTCCAATTTCCTTTTGTATAACTACTCATCCTTTTGTTCCAACTGATGTAGAAAATTCAAATATTTGTTCGTCATTTTCTATTTTAGGACCAGTTACACTTGAATTTGTTAGTTCCGGATATTGAGAAGAATAAAAATCTAAAACCTCATCCTTAGACATATTTGTTCCAGGGTCTTCCAAATTAATATCTCCATGCTTAAACACTCTTTTTAATTCTACTATTTCTATCGCCATTATCTAAAGTTTATTGTTTCGTTATTATTATACTTGCTTTCAGCTTCGCACATTGCTCTTGCTTCTTCTTCCTCATCTTCATCAGGTTCTTGAATAGCTGCTTGTTGCTGCTCCATTCCAACTTCTTTCATAGATATAGGATCTTCATTTTTCAACTCTTCTTGAGCTGCAGCAACTTCAAATGCACCACTCTCATCTTCTCCAAACATATCAACCTGACTTGCTCCAGCTTGTGCTGTTTCAATTTCAGTCTTTAGTTTAGTTGCAGATGACAATTTAGGGGATAAATTAAGAGCTTCATTGATTGTAAACATAGCTTTGTCGAAATCTTTATTGTCTAAATATTCCTTAGCTTTCTCTACTTTCTTTTCAGCTTTCTCTTTATCCTTTTTAATTTGTTCTTTTTTTGCAGTAGCCTCTTTAGTCTTTAATGCAGCTGCATCAGCATTTTCTTCAAATGATACTACATTTGATACTATTCCAGACACTTTTTCTAATGGCTTTTGAATAATTTTATGAAACTCAGCATCTAACTCTTCTGCAGTTCCATTTAATACGATTGGTTTAAGCGATTTAAACGCCTCATCTTTACAATTTGGTTGAGGTAGTACCGAAACACTTAATCCCTCTCCGTTTTTAGCTATAACAATGTTTAAATTAGCATTGTTTAGATATTGTTCTAATAATTTAAATGAAAATCCTTCCATAATTCTATAAGTTTGGTTAATAACTAAGGAGCACCGAAGTACTCCTGTAGTTTTTACATTGGAAAAGCATAAGCTTTTTTCATAACTGTTAACATCTCATTAATAGCTGCTGTTTGAAAAGCTCTTGTTTCATCTTCTGCATCATACTTTAAACGAATCTGCTCTTCAATAATAGTGTTGCATAAATCGTGCACACCCTTTTCAATGGCAATATCAGAAACATATATTGTTTCATCACTTGCTAATCCCAATACACTTTTATTAGTGAATTGAACAACTTTAATTGGGTAATTAATCGAATAATCACACTCTTTAAAAAAATCTTCAGCTCTTTTCATCGTTGCTAAATGCAATTTCGTCGGCTGTATTTCGTTAAAGAACTGACCTTTAGTTGATTTTGAAAAAGCTTTAGCTTTATTTTCTGGGTTCATTAGTTCTTCGATCTTATCATAAACTTTTGAAGGTATCAAAAAGAACTCTTTTAACTCATCATCGCTTAATGCAGCTCCATTTTCCATTGGTGCAAATTTGTTTAAATAAACAAAGTTTCTAAAATTAGCAGAAGCATTGTTTATAGGAATAGATAATATTGAAGAACTTAAACATTCAAGGTTTTGTCTGTTAGACATTTTCTTGAAAATCCTTTCAATTACTTCATTATCTTTAGATCTTATAAACAATTGCCACAAAGCTTCACTTACTCTCCAATCAGAATCAACAACTCTTGATTCATTAATATAAATATCATTAAAATTATAATCAAATGCTGCTGGAATTTTACTATCCCAACATCTAATTCCTTTTCTATAGATATTTACATAAGCATCAGAACAAGTCATTATTTGTCCTATTTCATTTTCTTCAATTACAGTTTTATTTTTTGTAAAGTAATTATCGAAATCTCTCATAAACAAGTTGACACTTTCTGTCATTTCAATATAGAAATGTGTTTCTTCTGACCCTGTATCAATGCTGTCTACAACCTCAATAGAATGATTTCCTTCATCAATAGCGTTACAATAAATCTCTCTAATTGCTTGCCATAACTCCCAATCTTTACCCATTGTTGTTGTTAAAGATGTCTTTTGTCCATTAATTGAAATGACTTTAAACTCAACATCTCTGAACTTTTCAATTTCTGTAGTTATTTTAATTTCATCCTTTCCGGTAAATATTTTTAGGTCGATATTGTTTCTTACGAAATATGCTATTGCATACTTGTTTCCACTACCGAACATTCCAATTTTTGAGCTATCGCCAGTCTTACTTGAAGCTCCCATTAATGTTAATGCTTGAGGTTCAATTTCTCCTTGATTCTTAATTTTTAAGTATTTCATAATTTAATTTAGTTTGGTTTATAAATCAAAGAGCATCAAAGTGCTCTAAGATTACCTAAATTATTTATTTTGTATTGCTTTTTTTACTTGTTGCCAAAAATGGTATTGGTCAACACCTTCGTCGTACATATATAGAATTGACGGGTTGTTTACTCTTATACTTATTGGCTCAATAATACTCATTATTCCCTCAACGTGAAGTATTGCCTTATCTCCAAACATCTCAATAATTCGTTCGGCTTCTTTTTCGTGTTCTTTCATTTGTTTAGTTTTTAGGGTGTTAGTATTTCTTAGTTTTCCACCAAGGCTTTTCAAGTTCTGTTTCAAGTTCCTTAACTCTTTCGCTAAGAACTTGTACGGCTTTGTCGTTTGTCAATATTGTAGTTCTAAAAATATGAAATCCGTTTCCTTTTGTTATTATGGTTTTTCCATCGTTTACCGTTTCATTTTCTTCGATTATACCCTCATATTCTGAAAGGCTTAATGTT